AATAATGGCTAGTACGCAAGAATGGGCAAAGCATGAAGAAAAGTTAAAACAAACTTCAAGATTACAAGTTAACTTACATTCTTGGGAAGAGGGTGATATACTTCATTTCTATCAAGATATGTTAGTTATGTTCCAAGAACTTCAAAGTGATGATATTGCATTGACAAATAAGAATAGAAGGATAATACATAATGCCCATACCTCATTTGACAAAATCTTTAACAGAAAAAAATCTTAAAGTAGAAGTAGTTGAATTCTCAGAGGAGTATAAACCTGAACTAATAATATTTTGCAATAAGTGTAAAAAGTTAGGTTTTACATTAAATGAATCACTTAAAGCTATGAAGCTAAGAGATTCAAATGTTAAATTTTGGTTAATATTTGTTAATGGTGAAATAGCATCTGTTAGTGGTTGTCAAAAATTATATACTAGTGATGCCACATCTATAGTTAAAGATGGAGACTTTAGATTATATTTTAGATCTGCTGTACTACCAAAATATTATAATACAATTCCTTTAAGTAAATATGCTGGACATAATCTATATGTTAAATATCTAACTATACCTCAAATAAGATGGGCAAAGTCGTTAGGTGCCAAAAGATTATTTTTAACAGGTGTTACTACTCCACAAGGTAGTCCGCATATGGATAAGGTAGCAAGGATAACTAGATTTAATGAAGCTAAGTACTGTAAGAGAAGAGGGATACCTCCTATATGGACAGAGTTGGGAACATCTCATTTATTTCATACAGATCAAATAATATTTAAAGTTAACGAAGAGAATTTACAATGGTGGATAGACAAAGGTGGTTTTGTAGATGGAAATAATTGATAACGTATTACCTGAAGGTAGAGTAGAAGAACTACACAAATATTTTACTACTAACAAATGGAAATTTCAACATAGATCACCAACACTTAGATTACAAAATATGGTATTAAAGCATAGAGGATTAAAGCCAATAGACTATTTTCCTTTAGCAAGATTTCCAATGCCTATGGTACCTGATCTAATATCTAAATGGAAATTATTATATCCTGATTATACAATCTATAGTGACTTTGTCGGTGTGTTAATGCATCCAAAAGACTTCTCACATACACCTCATTATGATTTTTTTGAAGATCAATATATTGGTAAACAAGATCAAATGAAAAGAATATTATTTTATTGTGTACCAGAATGGAAAAAAGAATGGGGTGGTAATACAGAATTTTATGGACGTTGGAAAAACGAAAAAGATACACCTGATATATGTCAAATAAAACCTAATAGAATGTGTGTGTTTGATTGGGATGAATACCATACAGGTACTCCATGGGATAGTGATATTACACGTGTGGTAATAAGTGGTTACTTATATAAAAATGTAGAACCTAAAGTTAAAGATAAGATGTACAAATATATTTGGGGTAACTCACCTACTTATTCTGAGACCTTTCATACTGATCTCTCCATTTTATAAATTCAGGAAAGTAATCTATAGATCTTCTTTCATACAATTCAGCTTCATCTTTACGATCAACACCAATAATGGTAACTATATTCATATCTATTTGATCTAAAGGTTTGTCCCAGCCCATTCTTTCAGCAAACATAGCAGCATAGGCAGACTCTTGCATAAAGTATCCTTGAATCCATTCTTCCTTTTTAGATTTAGCAGCTGTTTTAAAATCTATAATTGATAAACTTTGTTCTTTTGTTATTGAATGCTCCCATATACCAATAAGATCAACTCTACCAGCTACTCTAAGTCCATCACTATATAAAGGTGCTTCTATAGCCCAAACTTTCTTTAGATGTTTATCAAGTTTAGCTTTTATCTGTTCAAAGACATCAGTAGATTCATTAACTTGTATATTATTAACATAGTCTTCACATAACTTATGAACCTTAGTACCTCTTGTAGAAGATTTAGTAATGATTCGTTGAGCTTCTTCATTACCAACTCTAGCACGCCAGGCTGCTATAGCTTCAGCTGATATTTGTGATGTAATAGATGTTACAGATGGATAGTTACCATTAGGAGTTATATAATGACGTTTGCCATTTATATTTTTAGTTTTTAACTCTTTAAAGGATACCCCTTCTTTATGTTCAAAAGTCTGCATTTTTATTCATTGTATTTTGATTAGGTGAACCTTTTATATCTGAACCTTTATGTTTCTTTTTTATGTTACGAAGTATATCTCTAAAACTATCGTCCGGTTTACGCAACCCATCAACACCCGATACAATAGCAGGTGTTGTTAACATAGGTTCTATTTCAGGATTCTCTTTAAGGAGAGTTTCTCTTTCAGATATTGACATGAATTCTTCATACTCTTTACCTGTCTTTGTATTCCTAAAACTATACGTTGGCATCTTGCAACCCCAACTCTGGGAATGCCTTAGCTACTACATTTTTACTTACACCTTTAATCTCACGATTCTTCATTTGTAATACTAACTCAGCATCTTCTGGCTGTATAGATGAAAGTATTTGAATAAATAAATTTTCACGTTTTATCATAGGTATATTACCTTGAACAGGTACAATCTTTTTATCTTCTACTCTAGCTATAAAATAACTAAAGTTTTTTAGTTCCATAATAAGACGTCCTTGTGCATCTGAACTTTCTTCCAGAGCTTTATAAGGAGGATCACCTTCAGGTAATACCCATCTTATTTTATCACTATATGCTAATTGAAATACACCAAAAAGTTGTTGCTTTGTATCTTCTGGTATCTTTTGTAATGCTTCCACCTTTAGTGTAACATTTTTTGTTTCTCTAGCACCTTTCAGTGCTTCTGCTAATCCTAATGTTGCCATGTTTAAAACTCGCTTATATCTTCCATTAAATGTTTCAGTTTGTGTTTAACAAAATAGTTAAACAATTTCTCTCTACCGTTAGTTGGTTGATCAAATGATTCTACCACTTTCGATTGAATCTCTTGAGGTATATAGGCCAAATCAATAAGCATCCTATTTCTTAACCAACCACGTTTTTGTTCTTCATCCTCAAACTTATTCTCTACATCTTCTATATTATTACCTAATATATCAATATATTTTGCACGCATAGGTTTCTGTCTACCACCTTCTATTACAAAAGTATCATCAGCAGAAAGATAGTTTGGTACACCATCTCCTCTGTCACCTTTAGCTACATGCTCTATTAAGTATTGTTCTGGACTCTTATCTTTTAAGAATCTTTTATGTACTGGATCATATTGTTTTACACCTTTAAATTTATGTAACTGAATAAAGTCTTTATCCCCAGATAATATTAATATAGGTTCAGCACTATGATATTTTGTGGTAATAGTACCTATTATATCATCAGCTTCTGCTGTATCTATTTTAATTACTTTGTATGGAAAATAATCTCTTATTTCTTCTCGTACTTTATTTAAAGTATTAAAAACAGTAGACCAATCTACAGTAGATTCTTCTCTGTATTTTTTTCTGTTAGCTTTGTAGTATGGAAACCTTTGTCTTCTCCAAAAGTTCTTATCATCACAACATATAACTAACTCACCAAACTTATCGGTAAATTTAGATCTATTAGATCTCAAGCTATTAAGTATCATATGACGAAATAAGTTTTCATCTAATTCACCTGCTTGGTTACCTAATTGAACCATTAAGTTTGATATCATTACCTGATTAAGGTCAACTAATATCATTTTAAACTCCTATCTATAATGTTTAATATGCACTATAAGTGAACCTAAGACAACAGCAAAAATAATTAAATTAACTGTTGCCCGATAATGAAAATGGTAGTACAATAAAGTATATTAAATGAAAGGATTAAATTATGTACAATAGTGATGATATAATAAATGAAGTAAGAGAAGTTCAAGAACAAAATTCTGAGCTAAAACAAAAAGTTGAATTTTTAACTGAGTTAGTAGAAAAATTACTTCTTACTAGATCTAGTTATGAAATGCGCAACCCTAAACAGGTTGCAAAATAATGGAAGCGTGGGTACTAATCATAGCATTTGCATTTCATAATGCTGATGAGGTAATGGAGTCAGGATCGTTTACTATCGATATGCCTTCA